CAAATTCTTTTAAAGTTATGGGCACATATAAAAATGAGGAACGTGCAAAGGAAATTGCAGAGGATATGTTAAAAAAGAATGAAGATAAAGAAAGAGTCTATATCATGCCGGAGGAGTAACCAGTGAACGATAAAGAAGAATTAAAGCAGATATATGACATCTTCGCGGATTGCTGGAGGCTATACAAAAGGCTGTATCCTCCGAGCAGACCTGAAGACGATACATACTGGCAGGGAATGATGAAAGAATTAGAAGTGTTACGGAAGAATTATCATCATTCCCGGTTGTGTGAGGACCTTCTTTGTGCTGTTGTCAGGGATTTAGAAACAAAATCCAAAAGAAGTAATCCTGCTGCCAGTATGAAAGAGTAATGAGGGCGGTCACCCTTGTAATGCATCATATCATGCCAGACGGAATGGTGCAAGATGGGGCAAACATGTACCACAACTGTGGTCAGGTTTGATGGTAAAATATATGTAACAGGTAATATTTCATTGTCGCGGAGGTGATATTGGTGGTAGTTATTGCACTTTTGTTATTTGTGATTGTATGTGAGCTGGCGGCTATTTATGACAGACAAAATGGGGGAAAATGACATGGGAAGAAAGAAACAGATTTCAGATCAGAAACGCTTGCACAGGGAAAGAATGCGATTGCAGAAGGGCGTGTTTAGCTCTCTGGCTAATGCGATTGGGAACATTGGAGAACTTTATGCGGATTTCGCGCAGAGCGATGAGGTACGTAATTCCATGAAAGCTACAGCGGATAAAGCAATTGAATGCATGGATAATATTAAAGAGCTTAATGAGCTGGAAGAACAGCTGAAAGTAGAAGAACAGGAAAGCGAGGATGAGGATTAATGGAAAAAATAATAGTTCAGACCGGTGCGAAGACATACCAGATTGCAGACCAGGACGGAAATGATCTGGGCGTGTTCAGATTTATTCCGTCAGATGCCGGGATTTTAAAGAGATACAAAGAGGCAGCAGCTTTCTTTACTGGAATTAACGAAAGGATTAAGGACAAAGATTTTGAGGAAATTCTTCCAGATCTGGAAAAGGAAGCCGGGGAGAAGATTGACCTGTTGTTTGGTGCTCCTGTATCAGAGAGCTTCTTCAAGATTACCAGTCCGTTTACCATCCTTGACAGCGGTGAGATGTTTGCAGAGCAGATTATTGCAGTTATTGGTGGAATTATTGAAAAAGAGCTGAATGCCAGGGAAAAGGCGCAGCAGGAGCGGATGAAAAAGTACACTGAAAAATATACTGGATGAGAGCTTATGAACTGCCCACCTCATTAAATATTAATGGGGTGGCTTACACTATCAGAACAGATTTTAGAGCAATTATTGACATTCTTATTGCTATGAATGATCCAGATTTAGATCAACAGGCAAAAACATTTATTATGTTACAGATCTTGTATGAAGAGTGGCAGAATATTCCTTTTGAAGATCTGACAGAAGCATGTCAGAAAGCCTGTGACTTTATCGACTGCGGACAGGTCGATGACCCGAACAAACCGAAGCCCCGTTTAATGGACTGGGAACAGGACGGGGACATGATTGTTCCGGCTGTGAACAAGGCTGCTGGCAAAGAAATCAGAGCCGTTCCATACATGCACTGGTGGACGTTTTTCGGATATTTCATGGAATCCGGTGAATGCCTGTTCAATACAGTTGTTGGAATCCGGTCAAAAAAAGCAAAAGGTGAACGTCTGGATAAATGGGAAAAGAAATTCTATCAAGAAAACAAGAACATTATTGATATAAAAACACGTCTCAGCGAAGAGGAGCAGGCGTACAAGGATACGCTGAATGAGATGCTTAACCTCAAATAGTTTGGAGGCAGATATAACATGGCAGATGGTTCAATTATCATTGATACCAGAATAGATACCGGCGGTGTGTCGAAAGGAATGAACGCTGTGAAGGCTGGAATGACCAGAATATCCGCACAGGTATCGAAGATGGGTGATTCAGCAAAAAGTTCTTTCCAGAGGCAGATAACAGCAATAACGGACCTGTATCAGAACTACGAGAAGCAGGAACGTAAAGTATCAGAGTTAAAATCGAAGCTGGAAGAACTGAGCAAAGTCAGAATTGAGACAGAGGAATACAAAAAGCTCAAAGATGACATGAAAGCGCTGGAAAATGAGTTTGAAAAGGTTGAGACAAAACAGCGTGGATGGCTGGAGATGGGCTTTTCAATAGATTCTGCACCGCTTAAGGAGCTTGACAAACAGATGGATGGCATCTGGGCAGATATTGACAGATTACAGCGGAAACAAAAAGAGATGCAGGCATCCGGAAGGGCCTATGTAAATCCTGCATCGACAGATGAGTATAAGGGTACGGCTGAGAAATACAATGCGGAATCACAGAAGCTGGAACGCATGAACGGAAGGTTGTATTCATCGTACAATAATCTGAAAAACAAAGTTGAGGAATACCGACAGAAAAACAGCCGGCTCGTACAGGTGATGCAGAATCTTCAGAAAGCTGCTGCCCGTGTAGGTATGGTTGTAAAAAATATGGGATCGGCATTGAGAAGTGCCGGTTCCTCGATCAAGAGCATGGTCTCAGCGATGAAAAAAGCTGTGGAGAACATGTTTAATCTGAACAAGCAGACAAACCGGTCGAGAATGAGTCTTTCCCGGCTATTGGGAATGTCGTTGCTGTTTTCAGGAGTATTCCGGGCGATAAGTGCTGTCAGTGATGGTGTGAAGACCGGATTTGAAAATCTGGCACAGTATTCTAACAGTACCAATTCAGCAATCTCCTCTTTAATGTCCAGCATGACGAGGCTGAAAAACTCATTTGCTACAGCCTTTGCACCTGTTCTCACCGCGGTAGCTCCGATCATGTCAAGATTTATTGATATGATTTCCAGGGCAATTACTTATGTGGGAATGTTTGCAGCAGCATTAACCGGACAGGATACTTTTGTAAAAGCCGTTGGAGTGCAGGAAGATTATGCTGCAAGTCTTGATAAGACCTCGAAGAATGCGAAAAAGGCATCGAAGCAGACAAAAGACTATCTTTCTTCGTTGGATGAGGTGCACAAAGCTTCAACCAGTGGGAGTGCAGGAACAGATGATTCCGGTGGATACAAAGCACCTACACCGGGACAGATGTTTGAAACGGTCCCGATTGCAAATAGTATTAAAGGAATTGCGGATAAAATCAAGAAGCTCATTAAATCGGAAGACTGGGAAGGTCTTGGAGCTTATATAGCCAGCGGAATCAATAAAGGACTTCAAAAAGTCTATGATGCTATCAACTGGAAAAAGGTTGGACCCAAAATAACAAAATTCTGTAATGCGTTTACCAGAACATTCAACAGCCTGGTAGATCACATTGACTGGGATTTGATGGGGCGGACCGTTGGTGCCGGCATTAATACGATTGTAAATACCCTGAATCTTTTAATTACAGGGATTGACTGGAAAAACCTTGGTAAGAAATTTGCAACCGGAATCGCCGGTTTTGTTCGGGAAGTCAACTGGAACAATCTTGGACAGCTCATAGGAAATCGGTTTATGATTGCCTGGAATATCTTTAACGAAATGGTCCACAACCTTCCGTATAAGGAAATTGGACAGGCGGTTGCGGATGGCCTGAATGGTGCTGTATCAAAATTTTCTCTTTCAGAAATCGGAGATACACTGGCAACCGGATTAAATGGTGCATTCACATCATTGTACAGCTTTACAGAGCGTTTTGACTGGTCAGAGCTGGTAAATAACATTGCCGGTGGTATCAATACCTTTGTATCGGAATTTGACTGGAAAGCGAATGGACGTAAGTTGGAAGCCTTTCTGGACAATCTGTGCGGATCCCTAGTGGATATGGCAGAAAAGACAGACTGGGAGGCTTTTGGAAAAGGTGTCGGAGATATGCTGACACAAGTTGACTGGCTTGGACACCTGAAGCAGGTGATAAAAGCTGTTGTCAAATCGCTTGGAGGCCTGTTTGATGGCATGGAGGCGAGCGGAACAGCCGGTAAGATAGCTGCTTTTCTTGGTAAAGCGTTTATTGCAGTGAAGATTGCAGATATAACGGGAATCAGTGACCTCGTAAAATTACTACTAAAGGCAATCGGAAAGAAACTGATCGGATCCGAAGCAATCGGAGAATTGTCCGGTAATCTGACTACTCTTTTAGGCAATGCAGTAAAGGGTGCGGCAGGAAGCTTTACTTCCCTTGCATCAGCTATTACCCCACTGGTAGGCACTGCAGGGCTAATTGCCGGTGTGGGTGTTGCGGCGGCCGCAGCTACTTCTGAGATTGCCAAAATGGTAGAGACCATGCAGGGCGGCAATGGTGTCGGTGGTACATTTGGAAATACCATGGACAATTTCATTCAGACATTACAGCGGCGTGGCGATATCATATCCGGTTCTGCAACAGAAATCTGGAATCTGAAAGAGTCTCTTGAGAAAGAGGGAATGACTGCTGAGGAAAAATCCAGTGCAACTCAGAAACTTATTGATAAGCTGGGTGAAATGGGTGTGACATCTGAGCAGGCAACACAGGCATTCGAGACATTGAGACAGAAGGGGCTCATTACAGATGATATGTTTGATATCCTGTCGGAATCCATTAAAACACTTGGCAATGATACAACTAATATGGCAAGCCAGATTAATCTTGGAAGCCAGAGCGCTCAGAAATCCTATGATGATCTGAAGCTTGTTATTGGAAATTTGACAAATCAGATGCATCTCGGAACGGATGAACAGGGACAGTTATTGAACGCACTGGAAAGAACAGTGGATTCTGGTGGTACTGCACAGGATGCATATAACAACGTCATGGCAGCAGTTAAGACTATGGGTGGAAATACTGAGACTGCTGCAAGAATTTTCTCAGAGGTCTTCCCGAATGCAGTACAGGCTACAAAGACCAGCGTAGACAAAAATATTGTTGGTGCACAGCAGACTGTAACGACTTCTACCGGAAAGATGAAGACGGATGCAGAAACGAATCTGGCAGGACTCCAGAAAGCAGCAGAGGACGCTTCCGGCGGTGTGAGTACAGCGACAGTGACAAACTGGGGCAATTCAGCAGCGGAGGTGGATAAGAACCTTGATCAGATGAAGCAGCATGCAAATCTGAAGCTTGGAGAGATGCAGAAGACAGTAGATAGTCATTTCTCTGGTCAGTACAATACCATGACCAATAAATGGAAATGGGCTGGTGAACGTATTGCACAGATAATTTCTGAGATGATCCGGAATACAGAAAGAAGCCTGGAAGGGCTGGCACGTGAGATGAAGTCTATCGGAACAAGGATGGGAAACAATCTGGCAAATGGAATTTCAAATGCAACCAGTGGAATCACAAGGACATTGAATAATGTTGTTGGAAAAGTGAACAGCACGATAGGAAATATCAACAGTGCTTTGTCTGGAATCGAAAGAGCATTCAGCTTTTCTTATGATGTAACGGGTCCTACAGGCAACCGGAGATGGGGCTATTACAATATGAGCTTGCCGCGGGTAAGTACAATCCCATACCTGGCAAAAGGAGCAGTCATTCCACCGAGGTCAGAGTTTTTGGCGGTTCTTGGTGATCAGAAGAACGGACGTAACCTTGAAGCACCAGAGGGAGTTATTAAGGATATCATTGATGATGCATTTGCAAGACATCAGCAGAATAGCACTGGAAATGTCAGATTTACCGCTCAAATCAATCGCAGGACGGTGTTTGATGAAATCATTGAAGAAGCAAAATTAAGACAGAATGCAAGCGGTAGAAATCCGTTTGAATTAGCATAAAACAATCCCCTGTCATACAAAAAGTGTGGCAGGGAGAACACAAGGAGGAATTAAATGCTTACCAGGGAAGCAACTTATGAAGATTATGGATTTTCAGAGGAAGAAGATAAGAAATTTAATGAGTTTTGTCGAAAGCTTGAAATGAGGGACAAGATATTGTTGTTACAGTGCGCAGCAGAAGTGTATCCGAACGTTTGTGACGAACTTTATTGTTGTATCGTAATTGGAATGAGCTATGACAAGATGAATAAAAAGAACTTTGTTCCACTTGATCGTAAAGATTTCTATGCATACCGGAAGAAAACGCTGGCTGTGTTCCGGGAGGCATTAAAGGCATGTAATAGATATCCGTTCTAAAAATTGGAATAGAACCTGTCAAAACTGTCTGTTTTTATATATTGGAAAATATCATTGATTAGTTAGGGGTGATTACTATGGCAAAAGGTATATCAGCAGAAGCACGTGAGGACATATTAGTACAGGCATTTTTAACGTGTCCAAATATAAGTGAGATATCCAAAAAGACGAAGATTCCCAGACCTACAATTTATACTGTGATTCATTCAGACAGCTTCCAGCGTAAGTATTCTGAGGCAAGAAACGAGGCCGTAACAGGAGCAATTGCATACCTGCAGGGAAAACTTGGAGAATGCGCAGCAGTGTTGGTCAATACAGCCACTGATACGGAAGTGCCGGCACAGATCAGAGTGAACGCGGCTAATGCAGCATTGTCACAGTGCTCTCAGTGGACAAAGAATGTAGATGTGATTGAACGTCTGAAAGCTATGGAAGAATTGATGTCACAAGTAGAACAGGAACAGAAATCACAGCGGAGGCGGACATAATGAATATACAAGCAAGATTAAAGCAAGCAGAAGAACGGGCTATGCTATTGCAAAAGAAAGCAGATACTATTCACTTGATCATGGTAAAGCCTGTTCCCGGAAAGGAAAGACTTTATACAATATTGGGCGAAGATGGTATTTACAATGAGAAGAAATTGGCTGAATTTCAGCAGAAGCATAGCGTTGTAACGACCATCATTCTTAATATTCCACGTTTGCCAGAGGAAGGAGTATTAAATGCCGAGAAGAAATAAGCGTGTAACGATAAGGGCTACAAGCGTGCCGGAGTTGCATCAGTGGTTGAGAGCTTGCAAAAGGGAAAATGCCAGAAAGAAATCACAGGGGCATAATGGGACGAAGAAACAGACAAAGGATTTGCATATTTAAAGGTGGTGGTGAATCATGGGAAGTCCGTTGATTAAAAGGCTTGATGCTTTATACCAAAGAGCTCAGATGGTAATGGCGGTTCAGGCAGATCATGCTCCGTTTGTGTCCATTGCTCCATGGAGTTTTATGAAAGATGAATGTATCGTGAAATATTATCCAGAGGGAAATTATCAGGAACCAGAGCGGATAACAACTACACTTCATGATGCATTAATGATAGCTCAATATTATTACGAATGTGGGTTGTATGTTAAATTTACAATGAGCCTGTGTATAGAGTGGCTGTTCCTGTATGTGCGTGACGATCCTCGGTATGCTCCGCCACAACAGAAGTCATGGTATACAAAGAATGTTGAAGAATATCCAGAAATAAAAACTATGTTGGAGAGTGAACAGCGATTTGAAATTGTTGGAGTACTGCGAAGAATGCCTCAGAATTTTCTTTTTAAGGGATTACCTGATGATATTAAAGATGATTACAAATTGATGGATTTTTAGACAAAAAATGTCGGGAGTATGGGGATTCGTGGACGCGATTACGCACGCAAAGGAGTTTGTTGACACGATTACGCGCGTAGATATTCGGAGATTTCGGAGTCCCTAAAAGAGTAAAGTGCGTTAGAACGAAGCCTGAGCGAACCCCGAAAAATAAGACTGTAAATATTATTGAACAAAACGAAAAGGAGGTTTTTATGGATGGATGTAACGAAAATGTAATTGAATTTATGACCAACGGTACCAGAGCAACTTTATCATTCTCACAGGGCCGGTATAAGTCTGCAATCCGCAAGCTGGCAGAGAAGCACCCAGAAGATTGCCGGATCATTGCGGATAACGAGGACGGAAGCATTTGTGCTCATGTTCCAGTATCCTGGCTTCGGATTTCTCCGCCAAGGCAGTACACAGAGGAACAGCGGCAGCAGATGGGAGAAAGACTGAAACAGAACAGGTCTGAAAATACAGCAACACAAGGATAAAACAGGGCAAGAAACGATTGTAGAGTGTTTGAGGTAAAGTTGTAAGGGAGAGTAGATAAAAAGGCTAAATGAGCCGATAAAACAGTAGAAGCGGTGATGCTGGCATTTAATAAAAATCCTGCTGCCGAACCTACGGTTCAAGGAGCTATTTCACTATTTTAAGGAGTGTTGTTGAGAATGAAGCCGTGAGGAAGCCGTGAGAAACGGACAAAAAGGCGGCGAGAACCGGGAGTGCTTGAACTGTCGATTAACATCGATATATTTGCTCGAAGCGGTGAGGAAGCGGTGAGAAATTAATAAATTGATGGAATAAGATGGTATTTTTGGATATAGCTAAAGAAAGGCGTACAGATGAATGAACTTGTGTATTTAAAGAACGATGAAGCAGTGTGTGATAGCTTGCATGTAGCTGAGAAGTTTGGAAAAGAACATAAAAACGTTTTGCAGAGTATTGATAATCTCATTGCTGAAAATTCAGCTGTGAAAATAATGTTTAAGATTTCTTCTTACAAATCTGGTAACGGGCAATCATATAGAAAATTTTATATGAATCGTGATGGCTTTTCTCTTTTAGCAATGGGCTTTACCGGGAAAGAAGCTCTTGAATGGAAATTGCAGTATATCCGGGCATTTAATCAGATGGAGAACTTTATTCGTGAAAAATCTACTCAGATGTGGATTGAAACCCGGAAGGCAGGAAAGCTTACCAGAAAGGCAGAGACGGATACGATTCAGAAACTTGTGGAGTATGCAAAGGGGCAGGGAAGCAGTCATGCAGAAATGCTTTATATGACTTATACCAGACTGGCAAATAAAATGGCAGGAATCAATAAAAGGGACGAAGCTACGGTGATGCAGCTTAATAACTTATCTTTAATGGAAAATATCATTTTGCATGAGGTTGATCTGGGAATTATGCAAGGGAAACATTATCAGGAGATATACAGGGATTGCAAGAAACGACTTGAAGCGGTGAAAGATTTGGCATACCTCGAAGCGGTATAA